AAATTTCCTAGGACCCATTCCATAATTACTAGCATGTACTATTCTTTTTCCTAACTCTCGTTGTTCTGTAGTTACGTTTTCATAGGAAGTATTAAACATTATACTAGCTACTCTCTTATGAACATCGCCTCCTGCCTCAAGAGCATCAATTAACTTTTGATCATCAGCCAAATAAGCAACGACTCTAGCCTCTGCTTGCGATAAATCTGCTGAGATAAACATCTTTCCTTCGTCAGGAATAAAAACTTCTCTAGCAATACCTCTTGGAACATTTTGTAAATTTCCTCCTGTACCATAAATACTTTTTCGAGAGGCTAATCTACCACTTTCAGTTCCTGTTAACAAATAACTACATCGAAATCTATCATCATTATCTATAGAAGCCTCTAAATAAGTAGATACTAACTTAATAAGACCTCTTATTTCTAAAACTAACTCAAAGATTTTATTAGGAAATTTTTTAGCGAGCTTTTGAAGTGTTGTTTCATCAGCAGTAAGACCTCCTGATTTTTTATTATATTGAGGAGGAAGACCTAAATCTTTATATAAAAAGTTACACATTTGTTTTGGAGAATTAACGTTAAGATCATAGCCCACTATTTCATTTAATAGTTGTTGTTTTTCTAAAATATCTTTTTTCATGCTTTCAGCAGCTTGTGCTCTTTTTTCCTTATCTATAAGCACACCTCTCATTTGCATATCAATAAGAGGATCCACTAATACATGAACATGGTGATGATAAAAATCTCGTACTCCAAATTCTTTCATCTCTTGTTCTATTTTTAAAGCACATTCTAAAGTAACCATAGCATCCAAACAATTATACTTATAAAATTCTGTTGTTATAGTATCTTTATAATAAGGTTGATCTGTTAAAATACTAGTTATAGTATCCAATCCTTTAGGAAGTTCAGGATAGACACAATGCCAAGCATTCATTGTGTCTAACCAAAAGTTTTCAACTTTTATTTTTAAAAGCTTTTTGATAAAAAAGATATCAAAATTAGCGTTTTGTGCTATCTTTTTAGCAGGACAAGTTAAAAGTCTTTCTATTTCTTTCCAAACTATCATTTCCTCTTCAACTTGCCAGAAATTTTTATCATACAAACAAATAGGAATTGTAAATGCATGACTAGCATTATTACTAAATCCTATACAACTTATTTGATTGTTATTAGTTTCTATATCGAAAGCTATATACTCACTTTTGATATAAGAGTCTACCATTTTACTTAATTCCTCTAGACTTTCTATAACTTGATAAGTTCTAGGAATTTTTCGTACTTCAGGAAAAGCAGACTCTTCTTTAGCTCGTTTTAAATCACATATCACAAGAGGAAAATAATCCCAATTTTTCATTACTTTATCAGGAGCTATAGTAGGCATAACCTTAAATGATGTCCCTGAAGTAGTCATAGTTAATGTAACAGAACCTCTTCTTTTAGAAACTAAAGTCTGCCCTGTTAAAGCTTTAAGAGCCTCGTCTCCTAACAAAATTATAATATTAGGTTTTACTTCTTCTAATTCTTTATATAATCTTTTATAACTTTCTAGCAACGCCTCTCTAGGTTGTTTCTTTCCTTTATCATAATAAAGCTCCCCAAAATTATTTTTAACAGGACGAACTAATGTTACTGCTGTTATATAACAATCCTCTCGTTGTATTCCTCCAAGTCCTAAGAGTCTATCTAATAGTTTTCCATTATTATCAGAAAAAAGGCTACCTATTCTATCATCTTCTGCCGAAGGAGCTTCTCCTACAATAGCTATTTTTGCATCCTTAGGACCTGAAGGTTTAATCATTTGTATCCTCCTCTTCTAAAGAGGTACTAAAATTTTTATTTATTTCTTCTACTCTATCTAATATCCTTTCATAATAGTTTTTATCTTTTTCACATGTTGTACATTCTCTATCTGTTTCCATACATGCTGCTAAAGTAGAACCACTTCCTCCTACGGGATCGTAAACAGACTCTCCTGGGAACGTACAAGCATCAAGAAGTAACCGAAGTAAACTAAGTGGCTTTTCATTAGGATGATATTTTTTATTAGAAGGAACTCTTTTCTCTGTAAAAACGTTACAATAAGTATTGTTAAGAAGTCTTTTTCCTTTACGACACCAGAACATAGGTTCATAAGCATAAGTAAATACTTCTCCTGTAGCAGCACTACTACCTGATTCTTTATTCCAAATTAACGGAACATTTTCTACTACAAAACCTACGTTTTCTAGAATCTTTTTAAATTCCATATAATTTGTCATGGCAAAAAAGAAGATAGCATGCCTATCTTTCTTTAGTACTCTATATAATTCTGGAACAGCTTTCCTAAACAACTCAAGAGCACCATATTCTGAGTCATCGTAATCTATAGTTTCCTTTCCTCTTTTACCAAGTCCATGAGATTGTTGCACATCTATACCAAAAGGAAAATCTGCAAGTATCATATCAAAACTTTCATCTTTCATTTTTTTAGTAACAGCTACGCAATCTCCATGAATAACATTAGGTACTATTCTTTTACCTCTTCTTTTTGCCATCTCTTCTCTTAAAAGATTTTCTTGAAGCTTCCTAAATTTTTTGCGAGCAGCATCTTTTGTTTTTTCTTTAGCTAAAACAGGAAACATTTTAACAGCTTTTGCAAGAGCGATATCCATAGAAATACCACCTGTACTTTTATCTAGAGCAGTTGCAGTATCTTTAATTCCCCATCCTTGGTCACCTTCTGTAGGAAGTGCTCGTTTTTGAACTCGTGAACCATGTATAGAGCGTTTAAGATCGTGTAAGCGAGCTAACGCATCCACTTCCTCTTGCCAGGTTAAACTTTTTCTATGAATATTTTCCTCTAATTCTATTTCTAGTTTTTCTTGAATAGATAAGTCTTCTTTAAACCTAACTTCAATAGTCTTTTTTCCTAATTTTTGATGAGCTTTAAGTCTTCTTTCTCCAGCTATTAAGTGTAAATCTTTATCTACTATTATAGGATGTAATAAACCATAATGTGCTATTGAAGTAGCAAGACCATCTATATCACCAAATTCTTTTCGTATTCTAAGATCAACTTTAATATCATCTATTTTTACTTCTTTATTCATTCTGTTTTCTCCTTCTCTCTAAAATGCATTTGCCATAAAATATTAACTTTATGTTCTATCTTTAATACTCTATTTGTCACTAATTTCATTACAGTTATTGCTATCACAATACCTAAAGTATAACCTATTAAAAAACTTGGCATGTCCATAAATTATGCCTTCTTTCTTTATATTAAGATAAGGACAGGGTAAGAACCCTTTCTGGCTTTTAGTTATTATGGAGGATGCCAGAGGGAATGAACCCCTGTCCCGACCTTCTTTTTTGTTTCTAATCTTTAAAGATACAATTTAAATAAAGTATAAATTCTTTGATTTATTATAACATGACCTTCCGTAACAAACTGTGCTACAGCTCGAGCAACAGCTTGTTCTGTTGAATCAGCTGTAACATCTCTTTTCCACATAACATAAGCTTTCTTTTTCTCATCATAATCTACAATATATACTTCATATATAGCTAAACAATTCATATCTTTTTTGCTCCTTTCTTTATGTGCTTGATTAAGTTGTGCCTCAATATGATATCTCATACTATCAGCTATATCTGTTTCACGTTTTTTATTTTTACAAGGATAATCTTCTGCGTATTCTACTAAATTTTTATCTATACCCATAATTAAATAAAACTGCCCCCAATAAACTGAGGGCAGCATCTCCTTTCATAAATTTCTAAGATACAGGAATAAATCCTGTAATTTCGTTACGAGGTTCCCCTTGCCAAGTGCTAATATCTACCTTAGCTATAACTTCACAGCCATACACATCCTTACAGTTTGTATTAGGATCAAAACTAGCACCCCAATCAAACTTACATTTTTCCAAAAAAGATTTTAAATAAGGTAATCCTTTTTCAGTTATATTATATCGCTGAAATAACATTCTACCATTATGTTCTCCTTCACTAATTACTAATTGCCATGTTATCATTGGATCTCCATTTCTATTTTTAGTTATCTTATGTGAATACACTCTAGTTAAATATTCTCCTTTAGGTACAGGTTTTCCTAAACTCTCAATCTTATCAAAATTAATGTTATTAAGTTTCATATTTCTTTATCCTTTCTTTTTTATTTATTTTTTATTTTTTATTTTACTTGAGGATTCTTTTTTATTCCTCCTTTCTTTCAATCCTCTAGTTTTCTATAGCCTTTTGCTTTCTTTAAAATTGCCTGAAAATCAGGTTCTTCTAAAGCATCTAAACCTTGCAAATTAGAACCGCATTTATACTTACGATAAGGATGTGTCCTTACTTTATAAGTAGTTTTTCCATCTCTAGTAGTCTCTACTTCCATATGATAAACCTCATCAAACCACATACCAATTCTTCCCGGAAATTGTTTACCATAAATAAGAGGTGTTATAAATATTTCCTGTGTAGTTTCATCTTGTATCATTTGTTCATGAGCTGTTACAATAATATGTTTGGGAATACTAGTTAGGTCAGATAAAAATTGCCTCATTAAAACCATAAACTGTCCATATTCTTGTATTTGAGGAGGCCTATCTAACGAATTATTTATTCGTTGGATATTTCCCATTAACAAATCTTGTAACGAACTCAGACTATCTATAACAATAGTTTCTATGTCTTCTCTTTCACTTACCTCTTTTAATTTTTTTAGAAGAGAATTCCAAGCATTATTACCTACAAAAGTTTCGTATTCTATTTCTTTTCCTGCTAGCGGAAGCATCTTTTTATCTAGGTCAAAAAAGAAAGGTTTAGGTGCTGTTCCTGCAAAAGTTGTTTTACCTGTCATGTAAGGTCCCCAGACTAAAACTTTAACAGTATCAAAAGTTAGGTCTTTTGTGTTAGGCATTTTTTACTCTCCTTTTTCTTTATAATTTCTATAAACTTCTTGTTGCTGTGTGCTAGTTAAATCTTCAAAACAATTTACTTCATACTCATCAAGAATATCTAATTGAATATCAAAGTCTAAGTTATAAAACCAAGTATCGTAATCTCTCATTTTATTTCCTCCTTTCCTTTTATTTTTAATAGCGTTCCACACATATCGCAGTAACATTTTTTATACAAAAGAGCCCAACCATAATAAGTCTTACCACATAAAGAACAAATTATTTTAGGCATTATAATTCCTCCTCTTGTCCTAATAAAGAATTCCATTTAACTTTTTTATAGTCTAATTCTTTTAACTTATTATTGTTTATAGTAGAACATAAAGGCAAATATTCACAACTACTATTAAATTTAAAACAAGAAGACTTATTTTTATAAACTACACCTCGTTTCATTTCCTCTGTTATTAAGACTATTTGTTCTATAGCTAAATCTAATTCCTTATCTGTCCTTCCTACAAGACCTCTAAAAAGATCATCTCTTCCTACTTTATTTTCTCTAACTCTAATAGCATCTATATAAGCACCATTACAAGCTCCTACAAGCTCTCTACAAGCTATACAATATATATCTATTTGAAACTCATACCTAAACTTATCCATAAAAGATGCTCCAAGCTGAGAAGTAGTTTTTGTTTCGAAAACATAAATATAACCCATATCTTCTACTATACCATCAGCTCTTCCTGATAAAATAACATCGTTAGGCAAAACGATACTAAAAGGAGTCTCGGTATGTCGCCAAATAAGAGTCTCATTTTTATATTTCTTATCATATTCTTCTAATAAAAGAATTCCTTTTTCTACAGTTCTTCTAGTGTCATGAGTAGTATTTTTATAATCTGTTTTAAAAATATGTTTAGCTTTTATAATATCTTTAGAAATGTGATAAGATTCTAATGCTGAATGCATCGCCTTACCAAAACTTAAAGGTGCTGCTGTTTTTTTAGGAGCTAAATGTTCAACATGTCGGTATTCATGATGTTGAGGACATCGTAACCAAGATGAAAGCCTAGAATGGTCAACAGCGTCTATTGTTCTCATTTTATTTTCTCTCCTTTTTTCTTTTTCCGATAACCTTCTTCCATTTCTGGTAGCCAAGCTCTTTGAATGCCACACCTTTCTTCTTCGGTTTCACTATTATAACAATCCTTACATAGCACTGGGTAGCCATGAGGTTCTTCAAAAAATATTCCACAATGACAACACATTTGACCATCTACCGTTGCATCAGCCATCCATCCCATAATTAATCATCTCCTTTCTACAAATTTTTTATTTCCTTCCACAACTTACAGTTTTCCTCGTGAAGGTCTTTGAGGGAGTTGATACAATGTTCTGTAAAATCATCAACATAAATATATATATTTGGATTTGTACTTTTTAAATATTTATCTCTATCATTTTCCATTTCCTCGATATTAGTCATTTTGAGCCTCCTTTATATAAAAAACATTCTAAACCAAAATCCAATAGCAAATCCTACTAAAAAAGTACAGACATAATTTGCAAACCATTCAGGGTCTTTTTTCTTCATTCCCCACCTCCGAGATATTCGGTTTCAATCAAATTCATTGCGTCATCAAGTGTAAAATCTGCTGGTGTACTATTATCTAAAATAGAACACCCCCATTTTACAGATAGCCATCTCCACATCCCCTTATACTCCTCATTCTCTTTTTTTAATGCCTTATTTTCGGCTTGTAAGGATTTGAGCAGGTGAAAAGTTTCATTTCTTTTATCTAATATTTCATCAAATTTATCTTCTGGGGTTACCTCTACAATATAATCAAGATAATCTTCAAAATGACTATCTAAAAATTCAATCGCCTCTTTAACTTCCATTTATTTGTCTCCTTTTTTCTGTTGCGCATCTAATTTTCTTTGGAGCTCTAAAAGCTGTTCAAAATTATCTAAGGTTTCTTGAGGCAAACTTTCTTTACAAACTTTAGGTTTTTTTAATTTAGAGGCTTTTACTTTCTTAACAGGCCTAGCTCTCCGAAAGTTTCTAAGGTTTAAAATAGCTTGTCTTAACTCTTCATCAGTCATATCTTTAAGTTCACTACCCAAAGCAGGTTGAATCAATATAAGGTTTTCAAGTTTATCTATTATTGCATTACCTGCGTAATAAGAAGGAGCTGTAAAAATAAGACCACAATCTTCTCCATCTATCCAGCTTATTTTAGCCTTTAAGTCTTCTCCACTAGGAGATTTAAAACCAACCAGGTCGTTTACTTTTAGTCTCTCTTTTTCCATTTTCTTTCTTTTTCCTTTCTGTTACGGAGCCATGGGCTCCTTTATATAAATAATTTTCTTTTATTTTTTTGTTAGCCTCTTCCACAGACTCTTCTCCAAAAAAGACTTTTAGCATATGAATAGTAGGTAAGGTTAGGAAAGATCCATTTTCTGTTGTCCATCCATCCTTACGTTCATTTAGAAATATAAAATCTCTATTATTTTTAGTTATTTTTAACATTGTTTCCTACCTTACTTTTAATAGATAAAAATAATTTCAAAATTTGAAATTTATTTCCCAAGTTTATCTAATAGAATTTTACTTTTTTCTGCCTCATCTAAAATAAGATATAATCCCATAGCTTGTTCCATTAAAGTATTCATACTTATTCCTACCCTACTTGTGTATTCTTTTGCAGCATACCATACATCAAATGTTACCCATGCTTGTAAATTCTTCCTTCCTGTTCTATCTACTTCAACAGGAGGTTTCTTTTTAGCTTGAATTTGTTTAAACCTCTCTAATTGTTCTTTCGTTAAACTCCGTACCATAGTTTATATATCTCCTTTCTTTAATTTTTCCTGTTATTAGGATACGAGTTGTTTCTTCTAAAAATTTTCGTAGCTGTTCATTTTTCCAAAGAATATCATTCTCTGAAAGCTGTAAGTTTTCTATAGTTTCGATTAAACTACTTATTTGCTTTGATACTTGTTTCATAAGTTTTACCTCCTTTCTATTTCTTCTATTAATAAATTACTAGCTTGTTGTATTATAGCAATACTTAATTCTTGTTCCCTAATTAATTTCCTATTTTCAAGAACATAAGTTCCTAAATCTTTAACTTGATACGATAGACTTATTAGCCCTAACAAAATAGCTGTTAGGGCTACAACTAATAAAATTTTCATCTATTTATATACCTCTTTTTCAAACTTAGCTACTTCAAATCTAGGATTATCTTCTATTAACATTTCTTCAAGTCTTCTAACTACTAATTCTACCGTAGATAGTTCTTCATCTACTAAAGATTGATAATGCGCTCGATTTACACTTTCTAAAAAACTAATATCTTCAATTTCTTTAATTGTTTTGTTTAGAGTTTGAGCAAGTTTTAAATAATGTTCTTTTGTAAACATCTTTTTATACCTCTTTTTCAAATAATCTCATAACTTCTTCATACTGTTTCATAGCATTAACTATTGTTTTTTCATTTAAGTAAATAATTTTTAAAGGTTTCATAGCGTAAAAAAGCATACCAAAATCAAAAATTGTTCCGTAGCTCCGACCATCGTAAAACATATGAATTTCATCAGCCCAAAATATACTATTTTTATTTTCTGTTATTATAGATAGCTCTTTTTTATACGAATAATCGAAACTAGGAAGTCTTACGTCATAACCTTTCTTAATTAAATCTTGCTGATGTTTGAGCATTTTATCTTTATAACAAGTACTTCCTATTATAAAAATCCTTTTTTTCCTTATTTTAGCTTTATTTTTTATTTTAGCTTTACTTCTTATTTTAGCTTTATTCATATTTATCTAATTCCTCCTGGCAATAATTTATAACATCTTGTAAAGCAGAGATAGGGGAGAAAATTAAGTCTCCCCCACCTATATCTATAAAACTATTTTCTACTATTTCTATTAAATGATCTCGTATTTCATTAGCTAATGTATCATCATTTTTCTTGTTTTTCTTGTTTTTCTTGTTTAACATTTTCTAATACCTCATATTGTTTTTGTTTTGTTAGTTTCTTAGCTAAGAAAAACCTAATTTCTATTGATTGAGGATACACTCCAAAAATTATTCGAATTACAGTAGGATCTTCTAAATAATTCATTGAAAAAGAAAGTTCTTGGCTTTTTGCCCATGTTTTAACTTTTTGAATATCTTCTAGTTTTGTATCAAAAAGAGCTATATCTAAATAAGAAGATCTAGTATTTTTTTCTGTAAGTGCTAAAGTCTTTCGTATTATAGTAGCTTGGTTTGTTGGTGTAAATCTCATTTTTAACTTCCTCCTAGAAATAATTTCAAATTTTGAAATTTATTTTAAAACTTTTTGCGAAGTAAACTAGCTTGAGCTTGGACAAGATAGTTTTCCGCTAACCCAAAAGCTTTAAAAACTTCATTAAGTTTAGCAATATCAAGAACGTTACTAACGTTTATAGGTGCTTCGGTAAAAAGATCATAAACTAATTGTTTGTTTTCTTCATTCTTTCTTTTAATTCCTTCTATTAAGTAAAAATAATCATCTGGTCGTTTCATTTTACTTTCCTCCTTTTCTTATTTCTATTTTTTTATTCTAAAAAAGTTTTTACTCTTTTATAGTCTTTCATTTGTTTTTTTGTGAGCTTTAAAGTATAAATCTTTCCATCTTTACACACTTTATCTATATCCCATATATAAATAGAACCTATTTCGGTATAAATTCCATATATATTAGCTATCCTTATATTCCCTCGCCTATTGTCTAAAATTTCACCGTACCATTCGAGCCCAATTTCTTTAATAATATCTCCTTTCTTAATATTATTTGATAAAATTGTTTCGTTAGTTAAAGTAGCATTATTGAAAGCATCTTTTATTTCTTTATGAGTTTTTAGTTTCAATTTTAATTTTTCCTCCTTTTTTTATTTTTATTTTTATTTTTTGCCTAAGTATCAATTACTTTTTAATTGTTTCAAAGCTCGAAACCAAACCTAAGTTTGTTTAATAAATAAAAAAATAGCCTAAACTTAGTTAGTTAAAATTTAGGCTATTTTATTTAGAAGTTATTTTAATATAGGATCAATATTTTGTAAAAAATAATCTTGACCGCATGTTTTATCGGCTAGGCAAATTTCAAGTAATCTATTTATATTTTGTTTAACGATTGGAATTGAAACATAAGACCATCCTCGAAATCTTGCCTCTTGCCTCCAAGCATTATTATCTATTTTGTTTTTTGCGATCAATTTCACGGAAAGCTTAGATTTTTTAGTGATGTGGAAAGGTGATAGGCAAATTAGAAATTTCATTTATTTTTTTTTTCCTCCTTTTTTTATTTAATAGTTTTCAATTTTGAAATTTCAAGATTGAAAGTAAACTTTTTAAATTTTTGAAATCAAGTTATATAATTTTATTATATTTTACCATATATATAACCTATATTCAAATTTTTTTAATTTGGTGGCCGGTATAGTTTTTATGATTTGTTTATTGAATAGAGAAAAGGCAAAAATGAATAAATAAGGTATTAAATTTTAACAATTTTTTTAAAGTAATATAAAAGTATTAAACTGAGTTTATTGGCCGGTAAAATAGTTTATTTTGTGATTTGGTGGTGGGGTAATTTGAATTATTCAAATTTGAAATTTCAAGATTGAAAGTTTATTGTTATAGTGAGATATGAGATATATCTATTATTACTTAATATATATATATATAATTATTATTATAAGTAAGAATGGTAAAAATTTTGAAATTTTTAGGCCTATAAAAATTATAGCTATAAAAAATATTGACTATTTTTTATATATATGTATAATAAAAAATAAGCTATAGTTTTTTAGCAAGGTAAAAAACTAGCTTATAAAAAATCTAATAAAAAAGAGGTATTAAAAAAATGATCAATGTTAGTAAAAAAGGGAATGTTGTTGCTAGGTATGAAAAGGTAGAGATAAAAAACGTGAATGATAAAATATCGGTAACGGCTGAACATGATAAATTAGGAACAGTAAATTTAGACTATAGTTTAAACCTAGAAAAAGTTTTAAGCTTAGCAAGTCGAATGTTGAATAATGATATTAAAAATTACCTTAGGCAGTTGGGTACTGTGAGTACGAAAAAGGTTGAAAGCAAATATAACGAATTGGCCAACTTTGCTAAGTTGTCTCCGGCAGAGCAAAAAGCCGAGTTGCAAAAAATGCAAAAATTAATTGCTGAAAACAAACAAGCTTGAAAACTAAACTAGCTTAAGTTTTAACTAGCTAAAAAACTAAACTAGCTATTTATTTCCCTTGCAAAATAGATAGCTAGTTTTTTTTTATGCCTATAAAATAGATAGCTAGTTTTTTTTAGGCCTATAAACAAGTATAACTTTTAAAAGTAAGGGGTATTAAAATATAGTTTATTTTTTTTTTATGGTTATTTATATGCTAGTAGCAATTATTCGATTTTCGTACTTTATGTTGGGAAACAATAAACACTATTTAACGATATTTAACCATAGTTAAGAATAAAAAACCGCCCAGCCCCCTGCCCTCAAAGACAAAGTAACCTGTTCAAATTTGAACATAAAAATATAACACTTTCATACTTTAAACAATTAAATTTGACAAATTGCCTATAATATGGTATATATAATATAACGAAAATCGTAATATTGTTACTAACAACTATTCAAACTTAAAAAATTCAAACTTAAAAAATTCAATTTTGAAAAGAGGTATAATATGCCTAAAAAAAGAGAGAAAATTTATTCCAAAGATGAAAAAGGTAGACCTATTATAGTTCAAATGACTTCAAAATATCGTGAAATAATGAGAAGGCAAGTAGTGGGACAGACTAACGAGCAAATAGCTAATGAGGTTGGAATAAGTCTTGCTACGATAAAAATTATTTCTCGTTCTCCTCTTTATATAGCGGAAAAAGAAAAAATGGAACAAACTTTAAATGAAAAGATAGTAGATAAATTAGCTCAAGATAAAATAGAAGATTACGTAACGCTAACCCTTAGAAGAGCTAGTGTTAAAGCTGCGCAAGCTAATGTAGAACTTTTAGACTCGGCTAATTTAAATATTAGGCAAAAATCTGTTTTTGATATATTAGATAGAACAGGACATAAGGCGAAAGACCATTTAATTTCAGAAGGAACTTTAAAGCTAGAAGGAGAAATTATAGATGATTTAAGAACAGCGTTAGGAGATATAAAAGATGATAACATCGGAAATGATGAACAACGCAGACCGTCTAAGAACACTGGCTAGACAAAACCTATATTTTTTATCTAGAGGAATTCTAGGTAAAGGTAAAGATGACAAAATGACCAAAAAGGTTCATATGCCTTTGTGTGGTTTTTTACAAGATATGCAAAAACATAGAAAACTAATTGTCTTGCCTAGGAGTTTTCTTAAAAGTTCTTTAGGTTGTATTATGCTTGTTATTTGGTTAATTATTAATAATCCCGATGTTCGTATTCTTATAACCTGTTATCGAATAGAAACTGCTATGCAACATCTCAGAACTATTAGACATATTTTTGAGAATAATAAAATTTTTCGTTTTTTATTTTATGATATAATTCCAGAACCTAAAACTACACAATGGTCTGACCACGTTTTAACTGTTAAAAGAGAAGGACGCTTTGGAGAAGGTACAGTTACTGCAGCAGGAGTAGGAACTAATATTATTGGCTCTCATTATGACGTAATAATAATGGACGATATTTTAACAGCTAAAAAAGATGACATGACAGGAGAAGAATTAGCTCCCAGTCAGCTTGATACTGAACGAGCCTTAGGTTGGGCTAAACTAGCTGTTTCCCTTCTCGATACTCCTCGTCTTGGTTATATGTATTATATAGGAACTAGATGGGGAACGAAAGATGTGATAGCTTATTTACTTGAACAACCTGAGGTATGGGATACTTATATACAAAATGTTTATATAGATAATGATTCTAGTAAAGGCGTTATATATCCTGAACGCTTCTCTGAGGAAGATTTAGAGCTTATTAAAAAAGAACAAGGTCCTTATATATATGCTAGTCAATATCTCTTAAATCCTCTCCCTATAGAGCTTATGGTCTTTCATCCTGAATGGATACAAACTTATAAAAAAGCTGATGATAAAGGATACCGTTATACTTACGTAGATCCTGCTATAAGTAAATCAGCTACTGCTTGTCGTACTGCTATCGTAACAATAGAAGCTATGGCAAATAAAGATATTTTTGTTCGTGAAACAATAGTTAAGAAAGGTATGCCTGTTACTGAACTTTTAGATCATATTTTTAGAATAGCTAGATATTGGAAACCAGAAAATATTATAATAGAAAGTGTGGCTTATCAAGAGGCTATAGGGCAATTAATTAAGGAAAGACAACGAGAAGAAAACTTCTTTTTCCTTATTAAAGATGATAAACCTAGTACCAAGATTTCTAAAGATGAAAGAATTAGAGCCTTAACTCCTCGTTTCGCTAATGGTCAAATTTTTATTAAAGATACTATGCACGAGTTAAGAACTGAGGCTCTCGAATTTCAAGGAGTAGATAACTCTCGTTACGTGGATACGTTAGATGCTTTAGCAGGGGCTGTTCGTATGGCAATGTATCCTGAAATATCAGAGAAAGAGAAAGTTAAGTTAGGTTATACTATGGCTGATATATTAAAAGAGCTTAGAGAAAGAAGAGGCTATCGCCTTCCTTTCGCTAAACAATATAGGGATATGGGAGTAGAAGAAGAGTTTTTAAATTAGGTAAAAATAAATTTCAAAATTTGAAATTAATATAAGGAGAAAAGAATATGAGAGCTAATCCAATAAAAGAATTCGATGGGACTAAAATAGTAAAGGCTGGAGCCTGTGGTCTTACTAGTCTCGTTCTTGTGGGAGACGGAACTAACGCAGCTATAGTGGAACTTCATGACCATGCTACTGCCGCTAGTGGGGATGTAGTTTTAAAACTAGGTGTAACTACTGAGCAACGAACGGCAGTTTACTGCCCTAGCGTATCGGATAGATACGCTAATGGAATTGTAGCTAAAGTTACAGGAGTAGGAGCTACGGCGTACGCAAGTTATGAGGTGTAGTTATGCCATTAAAAGAAGGAGCTAGTAAGAAAACAATTTCTAATAATATTTCACATTGTATAGATGTGTGGAAGAAAACAGGAAAGGTTAATGGTAAAAAGGTAGGAAAAGAAAAAGCTATGGAAATGTGTGCTGCTATGGCATATAGTACAGCACGTAAAACGGCTAAGGGCTCAGCCCTAGAAGGGTTATTAAAAGATGGCAGAAAAAACTAAAAGAGAACAATTACAAGAGTGGAAAGATAGGATAGAACTAGGTATTTTATATCAAAATGAGTATGGGCAAACAGATAAATGGGAACTTTATGAAAAGATGTATCGAAATAGGTTTAGTAGAGGAACTCTTCCTGTTAACTTAATTTTTGCTTTTGGTAAGTCTATGATACCTAGGGTATATTTTAGAAATCCTAGAGTGACATTGACAGCGTTAAAGCCTGGGTTTAGTTTAAAAGCTATTACAAATCAACGAGTTTGTAATTGGCTATTAGATGAAACAGGTATAAAAAAAGAAATGAAAAAATTAGTTTTTGATGCTTTCTTATATGGCACGGGAGTTGGGAAGATAGGTTATGATAGTGAGTTTGGTTATGATGAAGAACAAACTAATCCTATATTAGATGGACAGGGTACACTTAGTCAGTTTGATAAAAAGACAGAAGAATATTTAGAATATAATGTTAATATAAAGCCTGGGATGCCATGGTTTTTACGTATGCGACCTATTGATTTTATAGTACCTTGGGGAACACAAGATGTTTATAGTGCTCCTTGGATAGCTCATAGGATAAT